CAGCAGCGCCCATACCAGCCCTGCCTGTAATACCAGGAAGACCAGCAGCAGTCAACGCAGCAGCGGGGGCAGCAGCAGCACCAAACTCATAAGCACCACGAAACCCTGGAATAGTGTTTAAGTCTACGCCTGATATCTCTTTGATACCTTGTACCATACCTTGTGTAGAGAATGCTGATGGATCTTTCTTTTTACTTAGGTAGTCATACAAGTTACCCCATCCACCAACAATATCTAAAACACCTTTAGCACCGCCTTTTACCAAAGACTCGCCAAAGTCTCTTACGTTCTGTGTGAATGTCTTTTCTTGTTCTTTATCAAACACAGACCTTTGTTCTTTTGCGTTACCGCCATAAGCGTTAGGATCAATACCACGTTTACGCATCTCAGCTTCAATGGCATTCATCTGCTCAAGGTTCATAGCCATGATTAACGCCTTCCGCTTTTGTAAGCATCAATGAGTTCTTGATCAGTCATATCAGACGCTTTCTTAGCAGTCTGCGGGGATATGGTCAACGGTATTGTTGGTGTATAGCCAGATAATCCTTTGTTTTGCCTTGCATATGTTTCTAATGAACCAGTCTCTTTAATAACATCGTTAGCACGTTTCTGTAGATAAGAAATAAGTTCTGCTCTAGCCTGTGGGCTATTCTCAAGCTGTGGGACAATACGAACAATAAATTCTCTATCAGCGTTAGATGGGTTAGACCCAAGAGCTTTAATCTTAGCTAGCACAAGATCGCCAGCACTCTTTGTATATACTTCAGAATTAGCTAGCTTTTTAACATCATTAGGACCAAGTAAACCAATAGTGTTAAAGAAGTTTGCTACGCCAACTCTACCAGAAGCAAAAGTACCGCTAGTAATGTTTTGTTGATTACGTGTAGCCATTTCGTTAAGACTACCTAATTCATTGATAGCAGTTGTACGTAACTCTCTAGCTTTAACAACTGCTTTAGCGTCTTCTTGCCCTATTTGCTTTTGGAATTCAACTTCTTGAGGAGGCATTCCAGAGGTAGCACTTACGTTAACTCGTGCTGCTTTATCAATAGGCTCTATCTGGCCTGTTTGTAAGTTACGCTGAACAAGTATTTGTTTACCATCAGCACCGGCCATTGGGTAAGGCTCAGAGAATTGTTTTACCGTTTCTGGATTACGTACCAAGTCTCTAAAGTTACGTGTCTCACTATACTTTTGTATACTTTCAGGTGTAAATTTATCTGGATCAACTTTACCAATTGTTGTTGTTTTTTCTTCTCTACGAGCTTTCTCAGCATCAGCCTCAGCTTTTGTTTGTTCAGCGCCTGTCTTACCAATTTGAGCTTGTAGTAGTTCACGCTTAAGACCACCAGTTTCTCTATCAGCCTTCATTTTAGTCAATCGCTCAGAGGCTGACAATGCTTGCTGTGTTAATCCTCTTTTGTTCGCTTCCTGAACAAACAACTCTAAAGCCTTTTCAGGATCACTACCATCCCACTGTGAAGCCACTACTTTCTTCACTGCATCCATCTCAGTAGCTTCTTTCAATGCTGGATCTTCGATACCGAACAAACCAGCAATGTTCCTACCAGCACGTTGACCAGCGCTGGCTGCTTGGTATATTAAACCTTGACCAGGAGCTAACTGTGCTTGACGAAGTGCTAAATCTTGATCAGCAGCCTGTTGAGCCCGTAATATATCAGTAGGGGTAGGGCCAAATAAACCCATTTGTTGTTGCTGTGCCATTACTATTCCTTAGAGAAATAACCCAATGTCTTCATTACCATAACCTAAACCAGTACCAAAACCAAGTGTGTTTAAGTTACCAGCAGCATTAGGGTTAGTAAAGAAGTTAACACCACTACTAATAGCATTAGTAATATTTCCAACATTAGCACCATTAGCACCTAACAAGTTATTAGCAATGTTAGACCTACCAATTGCTGAAGCGTCTAGTGCAGCCTGTTGAGCAGCTAAGTTGGAAGCAATGCCTGTACGTTCTGTTTGAGCCATCTGCCCAAGACCTTGAGCACCTACGTTCAGTGCTGACGTATAACCTTGTGCTGCTGGTTGAGCATAGAGTTGAGCTGCTGCTATTCTTCCTTGCTGAGCCATTTGACCTAACTGACCAGACAACTGCTGTTGTTGTGCTTGTAACCCTAACAAGTTACTGATAGGAGCATAAGCAGCGTTACCCTGACCAATTAACGTACCACGCTCACCTAAAGCAGCTTGCCTAGACTGTAGTTCTCTTTCTAGTTGCTGTCTAGCAATAGCTTGTTCCTGTGCTAGTAATTCTGGTGAAGAACCACCAAAAGCAGACCCACTTACACCCAATCTACCTTGAGCACGTAGACGGTCCTCTGTTGCTAACCGTTGACGTTCAATCTCTGGTGCTGATAGAGCAGCTACTTTAGCATAGTAATCCTTAGCTAACTGATCAACGTTAGTCATCTCAGCAGCCTGTGCAGACTGTGCTGCTACCCTAGCAAAAGGATTATACAGTTCTTCACCAACGTTAGTTAGTGTAGTCTCTACCGCACCTGTCTCAGGATTAACCCTAGTACCAAACAGTTGATTAGTAACACCATAAGGTGTGAAGTTACCAACCATACTTGCTGCTGTACGACCTACGTTTTCTAACCCTTGTTGTCCGAACAACCCTAAGTTAGTGTACTTAGTTTGTAAGTCACTGGATAACTTTTCATATTCTTGTTGACTGATTTGTCCTTGTGTTCGTAGCTTGTCAGCAGCATCCTGAACCATTGCTAAGTCAACACCACTACCTACTATGTTTCCTAACAATTTATTATCTCCTCCACCTAGCAATGCTTTAGCAGCAGTAGTGGCTGCATTCGCTATCGTAGATCCTGGTAAAGTAGTTCCTGCTTTAGCGGCTCCAGCAGCGTTTGCGGCTGTTCCAGCTAAACCAGCAGCTCCCGCGGCTAAACCAGCGTCTAACAAACCACCTGTAGCTCCTACAATTTCAGGTATGTTAGCAAGTCCTGTAGCTTCTAAAGTAGCTAAAGTTTCTGGAGAAAGACCAGCGATAGTATTAGCTAAACCAGCTTCAGCACCTACAGCACCAGCACCAGTTGCAGTGGCTCCAGCACCGCCACCACCAAGTAACCCTGGTAGGGTTGTAGCAGCTAAGTATGCACCACCAACAATAGCAGCAGGTTTCAGTACGTTATCTCTGAACTTTAACCAGTTACTCTGCTCCACCTTGTCACTAGCTAGTGTTAAACCACCTTGTTCGTTAGGAACCATGAACAAGTCATAACCTTCAACATCACCAGTTTTACCACCTGTTTTACCTAACTTAAGACTACCACCTTCAGATACTTTACTTTCCTGAACAACATTACCTGTTGTACCGTCTTTGTATACAACCTTATCACCTACAACCTGTGCTGACAACTTAGATGGATCAGAGACACCCATCTTGTTTAACTCATCGAACAAGAATACAGCATCTCTAGCAAACAAGTTACCAAAAGGTGTGTCTATTTTGCCTTTATCAGGGTTCTTATCTGCAATGTTCTTAGCTTGGTTAAGTAAACCTAAAGTAACATTAGGTGTACCAACAGGAGTAGCTAATATGTTATCTATCGCTGCTAATTTAGCGTCTATCGAAGTACTCATCAGTATGTCCCATCATCATAGACAACACCACCAGTAGGTAATGTAACCGTACCAGTGAATGTAGGGGATGCAGTATCTGCTTTGGATGCTACCGCAGAAGCTATGTTGTCGTACTCAGTGTTGATCTCAGTACCTTTAATTAGCTTTGCTGGATTACCAGATACCAGCGAATCCTTAGCAGCAAAGTTAGTTGTTTTGACGTAGTTACTCATGCTAATTTACCTGTCTTAAAGTATACGTCCATCTGTTGAATAGATAGGGAATCAGTAGATATGTTGGCTTCAATACCAATCTGAAAGACTCTACCTGTTCCACTTAGATTTACTTTGGTGTTGTTAACGAATGCACCGCTGTTGTACTCTGCGATGTTGTATTCGCTGATGTTGTACTCTGATCTTGTTGTACCGCCTACGTTGTTGATCTGTGATATTGAATACAATGAACTGTAGTCAACCGCACAGTACAAAAATACGTTAGTGTTTAGACCACCGATAAGAAACAAAGACATCTTCTTTAGCATCTTCAGCACTGATGGTGCTGTGGCATCTAAGTGTGCTGTGTAATATGCAAACCTGAATGAATCACCGTTGTCTGATGCAAGAGCACCATAGTTACCGATGTATCCTAACCTACCTAAGTACAACTTACGATCTTTAGTGGTAGCTAATGACTTAGGTGCTATTGTCCACTTTGTTACTCTACAAGAGTTATCCTGTAGCCTACTCTTTAAGTCAAAACAGTATGAAATACCTGCTGTAGGGAATGACAACAGATAGAAACCATCTTTTTCATAGTATGCAGATCTAATGTTATCTACACTGTTGTTCGTGGTGAAGTCTGCTAACAGATCATCACGGATGTTCCTAGAGACATCGAACAAAGGAGGAGACTTCTCTTGGATAATCCTTCCTAGACTACGAACACCTGTATCAGATAGGAAGAAGATATCAGATCCTACATCCTGTACAGAATCTCTAGCAACACAGCCTACACCATCAATGACTTCTACCAATGACAAGTTAGTTGATGGATCTGTGGTAGCACCTGAGTAGATAACAATACTTTTCTTACAAAAGATGATTAGATAGCCATTAAAGGCTGCTAATGCTACGATTGAATCAGTTCCGTTAGTGAATGCCTTTTCTATGCTGATGGAACCAGCGTTACCACCAGACCATTTATGACCTGTTAACGCATCAGACCACCATACAGTAGTTTTATCAGTTGTGGTGTCAGCAACCCATAGACGACCATAAGCACCTAGAACTTCATTAGCAAGCTGTACAGTACCTGAATAACCAGCATGAGCGGACATCAGTGTCCATGTGTTACCTGCATGGTCATACATGATAGGATCATGAGCACGTTGGAAGAAGTATGTATGATTGTTAAAGCTAACTGCTTTCCAGTTCTGTGCTGTCCACGTAGAACCAGTATACTTAAGAGTTAGTGTTGTTGTACCTGTGTAGATCTTGTTGTCACCGATAGACGCAAGCTCTGTTGTACCGTCTTTCTTGACAATCTCATACAACATGGTAGGCTCTGTACCTACATAACCTACAGAAGTGTTTAAGTTATCCCATCCTTTACGGGATGCTATACGACCATACTGATCAATGACAGCATTGTCAGCTCTAAGAGAAAACTCTTTAGGAAGACCTAACGATGAATCCTGTGTGTTAAGTCCAAAGAAGCCTGGAGCAAGAAGACTAACTGATTTTAACTCAGCAGCCATTATGACCACTCCCATGTTGTTTCATCAGCATAGCGTTCTGATTCAATAGCTACGTATGATGCAACTGCTTTACGGTACAGATCTGCTTGTTGCTCAGATAACCTACCACCATCTTCACCACGTTCATTGATAGCACGAAGATAAGCACCTTGGATAACTAACTCTGATGGTACATAGATAACATCTGAAGATACTGACAGATCAGCCTGTGGAACAACACAGTCTACCTTCACAGTAATCGAAGATCCTGGTATAGGCCATAGATCAATAGTGATCTCACCAGAAGTGTTAGAATTACCTACAGAGAAGTACTGTGGTGTACCGGACACTGTACCTTGTAAGTTAGTCCACTCGTGCATCTGATTCTGTGTTGCCTGAGTTAAGTCTCTCTTTACTGATGGTATGTACACCACTAACAACTTACTACGTGGATTAGAACCTGTGATAGCATAGTTCTGTGTACCATTAACAGCATTGATGGTCTTCGTTGTACGAAGAATAGACCAACTCCAGGTATCTTCTACTTCACGTTTAGCTTCGTTAACAAAGTCAGCAACTAGCTTAACGTATGGTGTATCAGATACAGTTGAGGCTTCAGTTTCCC